TGAAGCTGAAACTTCATTTGAACCTGAAACTTCATTTGAACCTGAAACTTCATTTGAACCTGAAACTTCATTTGAACCTGAAACTTCATTTGAACCTGAAACTTCATTTGAACCTGACTATTCTAAAGATATTTTTAATATAAATGGTAACCCCATCGAGACTCTTCTAGGTTTAGATTGGAAATTTAATTGGGATGTTATAACAAATGAAGGTAGAGGTAATTGTTTATATTGTGTTATATCGCAGGCATTAGAATCTGTCGGTGAAAAATATTCAGTATCAGATTTGCGAGAGATTATAGCACAATCTGTAACTGTAGACAATTTAGATCACTGGAAAAGAGAAATTATAGCCGACCAAATAGCCAATGTTACGGTATCAAATAGGGAAATGAAGTCTGGTATAACACAAGATCAGAAAAGAATATCGGTAGCTCAGAAGTTATATAATCGTAAATATACAGTAGAAGATATTAAGAAAAATATAAGAGAACATAGATATGCTACCACCGACGATATTAAAATATTATCAAATGTGTTGAATTTTATACCTATCATTATACCAAATGATAGCAGTTATATGTCTGAGATATGTGGTGCTATTGAAGATCCTATTAGTATAATAACCAGTGATCGCTTAAGTGATATGGACATAATATTAATAAAGTTAGATGTAGGAGCTCCACACTACGAATTATTAGAACAACGACTAACACATAAAAGAATATTCAAGTTTGATGATTTACCACAAATTCTACTAGATACCTTCATTGATAGTTGTCAATTACAAGTAAGTTTCACATAATGATATATAAATTTATATATCAGTAACTATACTATTATTTCCTCTTCTCTTTAACAAGCTTTAGGATCTATTCTAACTATATTATACTCTTTCATTATAGGCGCTATCAATTCATCATATTTTTTATTAGCTACAGTATATATTTTATTCCAATATTCAACATTAAATAAAATACATTCACAATATACGTCCTGTGGTATGCTAAGATCTTCTTCGGATGATACATATACGACATAATAACATTTTCTTGCTCCCGTTACAGCCATACCTAGCTGCATCTGATCATAATGATTGTCCCAAATATGAGCATGAAAATATTTGTCAAATATTTCACCTTTAGAACACCTTTTCCTATGATCTTTTAATGGAGGATACATCTTCTTCGGAGATTTAATCTCACATATACAATCTTTATCTATAATTCCATCGACAGAGACGCCAAATTTAAAATTCCACTTTGGTACAGCTAAGCCTAGTTCTACCACATCTTTACCAATATGATTAGAAAACCATTTCCTAGCATAAGGTTCTGTGATTACACCATGTTCCATCAATACTTTGGTAGAGAAGCCTTTAGCAGTATTATATGTACCGCTTATTTCTCTAGCTGTAGTAACAGGATCTGAAAATTTAGAATGTCCTATTAAACTTCCTATTTTTGCTCCAGTAATACGACCTATTCTAGCCAAATGCCAAAATTCTGACAGCTGTTCTTGTGTTGTTACCCAGTAACATCCTTTATCTTCCCAATTACTATTCATTATTAATTATTCCTAATATGGATTCTACTCTAGACAATCTTTTAGCCAAATCGCTATTCTCCGAGCTATTCGAAACTACGTTATCTATTTTCTTAGTGGTACATAAATAGTTTGTTATTAATTCTAATAATGCTTCAGATTTATCAATAGACGGACCTTTAATAAACAGCGATTCCCATCTATTGACGAAATCTAAAGCGTGTTTAAGTAGCTTATCTTTAACGTTCGTACATTTAAGATGTATAATGATCCCCATTCTTAGTACTTTTAAATTATTACGAGTAAATATTTCATGATTATAAGGTAAAATTTTGAGATTAATATAACTATGTTTATATATTAATTGTGTCAGAACTATAACAGATGTTAACCCCCTAACAAATACTTTAGTTAAATATTGATCAGAATCGGGATTTTTACTATCAAATACCGACGCAGATGTCAGACTTGTAGAAGATAGCGTTTGATAGTCTTCATCTGGAATACTATTGATATGATGCTGTATCGTATTCAACATGTCATTTTTGGGGTTAACCAGAAAAACATCTATATCTTTCCATTTGAGCGTTATATTATATTTTTTATCTTCAAATGTATACTCGACCTTATTTATATTCATACCATCCGGATTAGTATAAACGTTCACCTCCACACGTTCATATCGTGTAAAAAAATCGCTTAGAATAGACATATTCAAATTGATTTTGAACAAATACGTTCTTACTATAAAATAGTTTTATATATAAAATGTCTTCCCTTAGATCTGTACGTGGTGGCCGGGGAGGTAGGTCTCTAGCAAAATTCAATTCCAGGATAAATAAAGAGGAGGATACGGTTGTATCTTCAGTCGCTATTAATCTCAATGATGATTTAGTTAATAAACGTGCTACCCCTATCACGTATGCTGAAAGAGAGAAGATTGAAGGTGATAGAATAGCTCAAGTAGAGAATATGCCAGAACTTCATATTCTTTCTAGTGTAATTTCGGTTTATTCGGAAGAAAAAATTCGTAAAATTAGCGTTGTGGATATAGTAAGCCCGGATATCGGTAATCCTAGATTGCCTATGACTAAATCATTATACGATACTACAATGGGAACTATTGTATCAGATAGGAAATGTAGTTCATGTCAGAATGTAAATTGTTTAGGTCATTTTGGTAGAATACCTTTCGCGTCACCTATACCGCATCCAATGTGGTTGAGTGTTATCAAGGATATACTCATGTCTGTGTGTAATTCTTGTGGTGGCTTATTGGTGGATAAAGATGTAATTAACCAAAATGGTTGGAATTACTTATCCGCACACAAGAGAATTCAAGCTATAGCTGAAGATGCCAAGGGTAAGGGAGAATGTCCTAATTCCAATCGATGTCCAGAAATTAGAGATGGGAGTGTTATGCAATGTAAACCTAATCCTAAGTTTAAGATGCCTAAACAGGACGAAAGTTTTCAGATTATCACAGAAGTGAAGGAAAACGATGTGAAAATCAAATCAGTTATACCAGTTGAGAAAATACTTGCCATTTTTAAGTGTATTTCTAAGAGCGACGCACATACTCTAGGATTTAACGATGATGCTCGCCCTGAAGCATTAATAATGCAGTCACTTTTAGTGATACCTCCTATTTCGAGACCTCCATTTGTTGCGGATGGAAGAAACAATCCAGACGATTTAACAGAAGCGTATCGACAAATTGTTATATGTGCTAACGAGCTACGACTAGATCCTGACAATGAAAGATTGAAAACGAATCTTTTCTTCAAAATCAAGATATTGATGGAAGGTAAGAAACAGAAATACAAGAATGTAAAGAAATTTATGAGTATTACTAACAGACTACAAGGAAAACAAGCAGTTCCTAGATCTGCTCTAATGGGTAAGAGAACTAATATGTGTGCTAGGACTGTAATTAGTCCCGATACTAGTTTATCATTCGGTCAAGTTCGTATTCCTATGGAATGGGCACCTATCTTAACTATACCCGTTAAAGTAACTCGTGTTAATATTAACGCTATGCGTAATTTGTTAGAGCAAGGTAAGATTACTGATATTGAGAGCGCGACTAACAAAGGTTCTCAAAGGAAAGGTGTCACTGAAAATTCTACTATTAGTATCGGCGATAAAGTGTATAGACACTTGCAGAATGGAGATATAGTAGTTATTAATAGGCAACCTACACTTCACAAGTTCAGCATGATGGCCTTCGAAACCGTTCTAGGAAAAGATAGATCGGTAGGATTACATTTAAGCTATACATCCACATTTAATGCAGATTTCGATGGAGATAAATCATCTTGTCTTCAACAGGTAGCTGCCACCATGGTTAGAGAAGACACCATGGTGGGAAAACAGTGTAACTTCTCTCTTGTAATGAGATATAACTACCTAGTCGTTAACTTTAACGGCAACACTATCAAATTGCGGGAAACCCCTAAAGCTAGACAGTACGGCTCTACTATTCGAAAGAATAGCAGAGAGGTTCGCTTTACAGCGTTCGTATTTTCACAACATGTGAATAACGTAAAAAGCTGTCTAGATGTCCTACAAGTAGAAATACTTGATGGTAATGGGCAATCCGCAGCCAAGCTCCTAAGTTCTATATAGAATATGGAGAAGGTTCAGAGACTTAACGGTAGTGGGTCTTCGCAAGAAGGCTTAAGATAAAGTCCAACCCCTTCAGAAATGAAGCGTTTTAATTAACGGAGTAATGATGCTGGTAGGAAATGACCAGTTGAACTTGGTATGTTCATGGAGATGAACGTTTGGGTACCCCAAAGTACAGAAGCTATTGCTGAAGCTACAAAATTATTACATGTGTCCAGGAATATAATGTCACCGGCTAAGAATAAGATCAATATGGGATTGGTATATGATGCCATCACAGCATCATTCATTATGACTAGAGAAAAAGCTATCGATGAAGGATTATACCTCGAGTTGAAAGATATAGTATCTAATGACGAAGATTTGGCCACATTAGACGAGAGATTGCGCAAACATAATATACCCCCTAGATCTGGCAGAGGAACATTTAGTATGGTTTTACCTAGTACTCTCAACTACTTCAAAGGAGATTTGATTATATTGGATGGTATTTTAATATCTGGAGTAATTACAGGAGCACATATCGGTCCTTCTTCCAAATCTATCGTAGAAAAGATATATATGGATTATGGTGCAGAAAGATATGCCGATTTTATCACTAATACGTCTTATATGGTATTAAAATATATTAGCGAAAGAGGACATACTGTAGGTATCGCTGATTGTATGTCCATCGATAAAGAGAAGAGAAGAAGAGAAGAAGAAGAAAACGAGATCGCCTTCGAAATCATTCAATCTAAGATTGACGCGTTAGGGCCTATTTCAGGTAACGATGAAGCGTCAATTCAGTTATACGAAAATCAGATTAAGAATATCATTATGTCTTCTGCTAAGATGGGATTTGAACTAATTAAGGAAAATATCAGCGAAATCAACAATAATATTGGTGCTATGTTGGCAGATATCGGCGGAGGTGCAAAAGGTAAAGTGTTTAATATACAACAAATTAGAGGCCGATTGGGTCAACAGTTTAAGAAAGGTGAAAGACTTCCACTGTCTTGCGGAAGAAGGATCATACCAGCTTACGACGAAGACGATGCTGACATCAGAGCTAGAGGTTACATAAAGTCTAACTTTATGAGAGGACTTACTCCTGAGGAACATTTCATGCACATGATGGCCGCACGTGAAGGACTAATCGATACTGCTGTAAACGTAGCAGTGATGGGAGATATCCACAGACGTATTGTTAAGGCTCTCGAAGATATATTTATAGGAAATACAGGTGGAGTTATAAATACTAGTAGAGCCAATTTTCAATTGCTATATGGAGGTGACGGTTTCGATCCTGCCAGATTGATACAGGTCAAAAGAGCTGGATCTGACGGTAATCCAATTCCGTCATTCATTGACGTATACGATACCGCTAATGATCTAAATGCGCAACAAGGATGGATATCTAGTAAAACGTATAAGTTGGGATCTAGAGATAGATATGTGATAACTGCAGATTACACTTGGATTGTAGATGATAAAGTATCTGAACTGACTGATAGTAACCCTATCTATGATTATTTCAAAGGAGATCCTTTATTTCAAGATGTTGTGATAGTAAAAGATAAAGGAGGAGATAAACTTAGCTTTTATTATAAAATAAGTGACGCTTTTCAAGCTGATAGTATAAACGAGATTGAAGATAAATATCAATTAGAATCAAAATTTCAATTAGATTCATTTAAAGAGTTGGTAAATGAAGATATAATCATCAACGAAAGTTATCCTAAACAAGTTTTGAGGTTAAATAGTGTTTACGATATAGTTTAAACTAAAACTGCAATTTGAATTGAAAAATATAACGCGATTATAACTATTACATATTAATTAATATGTAGATAAATTTTAATAGAGATCATTAAAATGGCAGCTCAAGCATCTTTAATTTCTATTATTGCCTTAGTTTTGGTGATAGTGTTAATGTTTGCCGTGTTAATTCTATATATTATATATTTTCTAAATAGAGATATTTCGTCAGAATATGGTGCAGAGTGGGATTATGTAACTGTTTCTGACACAACGACTGAAATTAGACCTACAGGTCATCAAGTACTGTCCGCTAATGGCGCTTCTAGTTCGCGCGGTTCAAATGACAATTTCCTATATATAGGAAAACCTAGCAATGTACCCTATTCTAAGAGAATTTTTATTATATACAATAATAGCAATACCGCCCAGCTAGAATTGAGAGGTGATGGTATCAACTTCGAATGTAACACTAATGGTAACTTTTTCATCGATCAATCGAGTGGTATGTTATTCGTATGGAAGAACGATGATACTCTCATCCCTGTAATTATCGGATCTCAAGCTACTAATTAATAGGTATAAAGTTTTGGTATTATATAATTAAAGATATGGATTCTGATAAAACAGCTACTATTTTGTGGCACAGTATTTGGATTGATGGACCTTTGGTAGGTGTAGCAGAATATAAGAATGAAAAAGTCATTTTTGCCAGGAATAAGGAAGGCCAATATGAACTAAGAAGGTTTGTAGAAGGCGGTTATAAGAAGGCTGAGAGATACCATTTCGCATATCGTGCTACATGTGGAGGGCATCGGGACCATAATCCTGTGTTATATTCGCCTAGAATATTTAACAATGATGGTACTGTAACCAAAGCGTTTGATTATGTAGCTAACGGTGTAAATGAGGTCATAGCTACACTTGAAGAAAAGGATTTCGAATGGTTTCACCCTCCTAAGAAATACATAACTGTCGATACTGCTAAATCGAACGACTTCAATCCCGAGGAAGTCAATGGTATAGATATGCAAGATGCTGAAACTGATAGTGACGATGAGGATTAAGTATATATTATTAATTAATAATATTAAATAGTAGTTAAAATAAAATGAATAACTATGCTAAATCGTGGGTATTTTGGCTTGTACTGATAGTCATAGCAATTATACTACT